TGAACTCAAACTTATGGAAGGATCAGCTAAAATTATCTCTCTCATCTCCAGAGATGAAAGCCAGCATCTTGTACTTACTCAACAGATCCTCAAAAAATGGCAAGAAGGAGACGACCCCGCAATGGTTGATATCGCAAATGAGGAAAGGGAAAATGTCTTAGACATGTTCAAGCAGTGTGTTGATGAGGAGAAAGACTGGGCGAGTTATCTATTTAAAGATGGTAGTATGATTGGACTCAATGCTAAACTTCTATCAAGATACGTAGAGTTCATTGCTAACAGGAGACTCAGAGCACTAGGACTTGAACCACTGTATGACATTCCTATGCGTAGCAATCCGTTACCTTGGACAGAGCACTGGTTAAATAGTAAAGGACAACAGAACGCACCACAAGAGACAGAGATAGAATCATATGTCGTAGGTGGTATCAAGCAGGACGTTAAGAAGAATACTTTCGCAGGGTTTAAACTCTAATGCCTAAGATCAAGTTTGAGAAGACACTATACATCGGATCAGGCAAGATCACATGGTACATGAAGGCGAAGAGATGGGCGAAGAAGCAACGCTTCCCCGTCTCTTTTTTATTGCTCGGTGCTATCGAATGGTTGAAAAATTTCTGGATTGATGTTAAAATATATAATAACATGCGAGACGTAGACCGTCAGGCAGAAGCACTCAAGAAACATTGGGAGGAACATGACAGACAAAGCACCCCACACACAATGGAGACAGGAGTATTTGGAGATGAAGGCTGGTCTATCGAAATTTCAAATCCAGTTGTTGAAAGAGGGACCTCATCAACTAGCACAGGCATGGTTACTCCAAGCAATGCACAACGATTACAAGAGGATGAAGGGGATAGTTCCAGAGAAGACTAGAGAGTCAGGACATCAGACCACACTAAAAGAATTTTTTCACAGGCATGGTTGATCAATATATTAGAGAGTACTGGGGTGACCCAGAACAGAGTGATAAGTTAATTGAATTTTACAAGGAAGCACACAAGCAAGGTAGAACTAAGGTAGGTAGAGTCGGTAGTATAGATTACCCAGAGGGTCGACCAGAACTAGACAAGAAGAAGAGTACCGAGATGCCTTTCGAGGACATCTGGAATGGAGAGATGGGTGAAGATGTATGGGGTCTAAGAAACTACATGGACTTCATCACTGACTGCTACTCAGACTACTGGTCTCACTTCAAGTTACCACCACCTATAGGGATCAAGATACTACCACAGATACAATACTATCAAGCAGGAGAGGGTTATTATTTCCCACACATAGATGCTGAAGCATCAGTGATGAGCAGAGTGTTGGTGTACATATCATATCTGAACGACGTACCTGATGGTGGCACCATCATGGTGAACAACGATGGGTTTACTATCCACGCACAGAAAGGTAAGACTGTACTGTTCCCTGCTACCTTCACCCACAAGCACGTGGGAGAGATCTCCAAGGAGCATGAAAAATATATCTGTACAGGATGGGTAGAATGGCTATAATATATGAAGATAAAATATGTACTGTCTATAAGACTGAGGTAGTGAAGTACGCATTGCTAGATTTTTTATCAGAATATACTTTGAACTACAGGAAACCAGTAGAGATACACTGGTCTAAGTCAGACACAGGTAACTATACTGTTGTAGCATGTAGCACTCGACGCATAGGTGTGGACATAGAACAGATGAAACCTCGTAGGTATGAAGCAATCTCTAAGAGATACTTCAGTGAGGTTACAGATGATAAGGAGACATTCTATAACCTCTGGTGTCAGAAGGAAGCGTATACTAAGTGGAAGAAGGACAAGATAGCACACAACCTAAAGGCAGATATAGACAGGCGTTTGATACCTTTGGAGGGTTTACCGAACGATGTAGTAGGGTACATATGTTACTAATGAACATAAATCCTTGACTAAATAGGTGTGCGTATGCTAACATACGTTTACGTTCATCCAACATGATTGAAGTAGCACTACTCGCAACACTTCTGTCTGAACACAACTCATTCCACTGGGATATGTCGTGTGCGGACTGGAACCGTAACAGAATAGAGATCCTTAGCGATAAGAGTCTCAACTCTGATGCTCACGAGTACCTTATTGATTACCTCCGTACGAAAGTCGAAGGTAAGTGTGAAGCTTACATCATTGGACGCAAGTAAGCCGACTCGGAACGGATCGTTCATCCCTCTGGCAGGGGGACGCAAAAGCCGACTGAAGGAACGGGATTAAAAACCCCTACTATTTCAGGAGAAAATCTCATGGCACAAGTCACATACCGTGGTGTTAAGTACAACACTAACGATAAAAAAACAGTTAAGTCTGTAGCACAGCTAACTTATCGTGGCATCAAGCATTCTAACGATAAAGTTAGTGCTTAAATATACAAAACTGTTCCCCGCTACATATAGTAGTCGGGGAATTTTTTATGCAGAGACGAAAACTCAAGCAGTTGCTTGAACAACTTGAAGAAGTAATAACAGAACTAAAATTAGAGGTGTACTCAGACGCAGATAAATATCGTGATGAGGACGGTTACTATGATGAAGAAGATTGATTATGAACAAAATCCCTGGTTATATAAAGGTAAACCTTTTACTACTGACGACATTGGCGATCTCTTCGGTTTCGTCTACCGCATTACAAATCTCAGCACGGGCAAGCAGTACATCGGACGTAAATATTTCTGGCAAAAAAGAAAACCCAAAGGAGGAAAGCGTAGAGTTACTTCTGAATCAGACTGGAAGCGATACTTTGGAAGCTCTGAGGAGCTTAAACGAGACATTGAAGATCTGGGCAGAGAGAATTTCAGAAGAGAAATCATCTCAGTCCACACTACCCTCGGAAGAACCAACTATGAAGAGACCCGACAACTCTTCCTCAACAACGTGCTTACAGAACATGTAGACGGCTTGCCAAAATACTATAATAGTAATATACTAGGTAGATATATGCGTAAGGATTACTTTGATGCTGACAACTGAAGAGTTAGACATCATATATGAGTGGGGTATGACAACTGAACTACCCTACCGTAAAGCACCCACCGCTGAGGGATACTCTAACCAACCTATAGGTATGTGTTGGTTGAAGGGTACAGGCAAAGGGTTCCATGGTGTACGTGAATCATTAATAGATGATCAGCGTGTCATCGACATCCTATCTAAGGATGAGGTACTCTTTGCTACAGGTGCTATGTTCTACGCAGGAACTGAACTACCTAAACATCGTGATCCTCCTGTCTACCCCGATAGATATAGAAGGATACACATACCTCTCGTCGTACCATGTGACCACTGTTGCTACATGATATGGGATGGAGAGAAGAAACCATGGAGGTCAGGTGAGTATGGAGTGTGGGATGTACAAGACGTAACGCACGAGGCATACAATACATCAGACGGTGACCTCGAACTAATCTTTATAGACATTAAAAAATGAGAGAGAAAATGATCAGTGCTCTCCTTGCTCATGCTCAAGGAGATATTCAGAAGCACAAGATGAACGTAGAAGTATACCTTACCAACCCTGTTGGTATTGGTGAGCACTCTAATGTGATGGAAGCAATCGAAGAAGAACTAAACATGATCGCTAAATATGAGGATCAGGTTTCAGTTATCAAGAAACATTTTATCATCAAGGACTAATGAAACAGTACGATGTAGAGACTAAAGTAACCTACAGCACGTGGGTTAGAGTAGATGCTGACGACGAGAAGGCAGCAGAAAGAAAGGTAAAGGACATGGCATGGGACATGACACGCATCCAGTATCAAACCATGGTAGAGTCTGCTCCTACAGGTACAGTGAGGAATGTTAATTAGATCTTACATAGACATACACTCCCCCAATATAAACTGTACCCTACATTATAACTGTGGTCAGATAGGTCGCAAGAACTATTGGATAGGTAAGAATGATGCTCCACGTAACATGGTGGAGGAGTACATCCAACAGTGGTACAAGATGTTTCTTACTGGTGACTACAAAGGCATAGAGTATTGGGTATACAAATCAGAAGACGGTAATAGTTTTGATCCCTTTCACTTTGATAAGGACGAGAAGGATCCACAGATCACACACCCCAAGTGGTCAGCAGTAGTAAACCTGACTCTTGATAAGGGTGCTACATGTATCAGTAACATGACGTACGGTGACATCAAACCTACGGAGTGTGTCTATTCCTATGGAGCAGAGGGTAAGACTGTCATCTGGGATGGCAATGTAGCATGGGCAGACATGGCAAGTTATGAAGACTGTAAATTATATCTAAACGTGTGGACAACAAGGAGACCCAAGGGGTTGACCAGATCAAAAGAGATACCATACTATCATCAGGATCTAGTCTCAGGCATCTATAAGAAAGTCAGAGTCAAAACTCTAGAGAGCGATGACATCGTGACACACACTCACATGTGTGATGATCTGTTCGATCATTTTGTCATCAAAGAACCTGGTGAGAGGGAGTTCGGAGACCTGATACGTGTGCCAGATGTTGTTGTGGCATGAGGACCTTGACAAACTTTTGGTATTGATGTATACTATATACTATTACAAAACAAAGGGATCGAAAGATCGTGCCCCTACGTGATGTAAGAATCTTTGTCGAAAGATTTTCCATCCGCAGGGGTTTTCTCTTGCGAGAGACTATAACAAAATTCATGTCTATTAAATCAACAATCGCTGCAGCAGCAGCATCTCCATTCCTATTAGCTGGTGCAGCATTTGCTGGTCCTTATGTGAATGTAGAAACAGTATCATCTTACACAGGTGACGACTACACAGGACTTTCAACAGAATTCCAA